GCACCGCGTCGCCCGGGGCGACATCCTCTTCGGGTAGCACGTAAACACGCCCCTTCTGCAGAAGACCGACGGTCATATTCGGCTTCACGCCGTCGTCGCCCAGCTCTTCGGGCTTGGCATACGAGGCCGAGTACACGACCACACCGGCGAGCAGCGGCGCGCTGGCGGCGGCGCTGGTGTGAAGAAGTTTCGCGTCGGTTGCCTTCGCCGTGCCGCGCACGACCATGACGCCGAAGGGCATCTCGGCGGACGCCTCTTCGTTGACGCGACTATCGACGCTCGCGAGGTTCGCGTCGGCAATCGCGCCGGCGATCCCCACGGTCATATTGGCTGCTACGGAAGTCTGTGGCATTTTTGAATTGCTCCGGTTCTGCGTTGCGTGTGGTGTGGTGCTACGCCTTAGCGGCGGGCGCTGTCTTCCAGGCGTTCGCCTGCGTCTCAGCGTAGATGTCCGCGCGGGATCGGCGATCGACGCGCGTTGCTGCTTCGGCAGTCGCTACCTGCAACTCGCGGACGCGGCCGATCGCGGCGTTGCCCTTGTCGAACCCGTCGACCGCTGCGTCGAACGTGGCGCGAACATAGTCGTCAGATCGGCTGCTGTCGACGCTACCGTGCAGGGTCTCGACCACGGCGATCTGTAGCTCACGATCGGACATGTTCGCGAAACCCTCGCGGTCGCCGAGAATCGGAGCCGCCTGGGCCTCGAGATCCACGCGCGCGGCAACCGCTGCACGAAACTTCTTGGGGTCGGCAGCTTCGTCGGCGCGCTTCTTCGACGCGGCAACCTGAGCCTTCATCAGACTGAGTGCGACCTGCACCTTCTCGGGAGACTCAGAAAGCTTGAGCTTCTCGGTCGCAGCGTCTAGCCGCTCCTGTTTGATCTGCAGCTCGCCTTCGGCCTTGTCAGCGCGGGCCTTCTCGACGGTCAGCGCGGATTCGGCTTCGTCGGCGCGGTTCATCTGGGCGGCGAGCTGGATATTCAGCTCTTCGATCTGCTTCTCTAGATCCATCTGGGATTACCTCGTATTGTTGAATCGTCGCGCGTTGATCGCGTCTGCGACTTTCATCGCTAGATCAGAACCTAGCACGTGTTTTGTTTTGCACGAAATTGAGCATGCGCAGCGACCTACGCCGCAATCGTCGACGCGCACGCTGCACTGTGATCCACAACGACCGCGCTCGACAAGCGCGACATGGTCGACGCGCGTATCACGCTGGAATCCACGATCGTCTATGCGGCACGTGTAGCCCAGCGACAGCTCGCGAACACCCTTATGGATTGCGGTAATGCCAACATGGTTGGCGCGAAACGAGATCATCGCGTATCCGTCGTCGACGCGCGCACTGATTACACGCCCTGCAGCTACGTAATCAGAGCCGTCGCTAATCATCGCTGCGGGGTGCCGCACAGTCAGCGGCTTGCCACGATTTAGTTGGTCAACGATGCGCTGCAGCTCAGCGCCGTCGCGCTGCTCTGCGCCCCACGCGTATAACAGTGACCCTGTGCGTGCGGCGTAAGCCTCATAAATAATGGTGCCGCCCGCCGACTTGACCGGGCGCGCAAGCTCGCCGCGATCCGATCGATCAACGATCAGCGAGGCTGATCCGCGGTCTGTGCGAGCGACAATCGACACGGCTACAGATAGAAGCCTTCAACGACTAGACGACCGGCGGGCAGCGTGGCGACGCCCGCGGCTTCATCAAGGAACAGCTTCATCTCGTCGCCCGCGGCGAATACAAGATTCGCGTCGGTTGAACTCAGCGTCAACTCGACGAACGTATCTGCGGTCAGTGTACCCTCCTGGCCGGTCTCGGTAGACCACGACGCAACCACGGTCGCGCCCTTGGTCAGCTTGATGACGAAGAAGTTCGCGGCGTGTTCGACTAGCCCCGTCGGGTTGACGTAAAGCACCCGCTCGACGCGGAACGCGCGCGGCAGCTTCCATAGCTTATCAGTGCGATCAGCGTCGGCGGCGGCGGCGTGGTCGAACGGCATCGCAACGCGCTCGTGTAGGAACTGATTCGGTCGACGAATTGACATGCGCATACGATCGCACGAAAAAACGCAAGCGCAAAATTGCGCGAGCTACAAGCCCGCGAGTAGCTCGTCGAAGTCTGGCTCGGCGCCGCATCGGCATAGCACGGGCTCGCCCGGGTGCCCGTCGGGCGGCGGTTCGTCCCACGAGAACGTTTTACCCTCACGTGCGAAGTGCGAGTATTTCGCGTTCGGGAATGCGCCGCCGGGCGTACCGCGCACGCGCCGATCCTTGCCCGTCCGCCAGATGTACTTGTTAATCCCTAGGTTCGTCTGCCGCTTGCGGTTGATTTTACCGTTCAGCTTGCCGATCTGATCGCGCGCGATCAGCTTCGCGCGATTCTTGCTGATGCCCATAATCTTATCGATCTCTTTAGCTAGATCGGTGTGTCGCGTGGCGTTGGCAAGCGCGCGAGTCGTGGCCCCTTCAACATCGCTAACGAGCTTCGTAGCAAGGTTCGTGATTAGGGATACATTCTCGGCGGCGAAGCCATCAACGATCGCGACAAGACCGGCTTCGCTAGCGAAAACGTCAACGCCGAGCGCCGCGATGATTTGTCGGCGCAGCTGCGCGGCGCTGAACGACGACACGTTATGCCCGAGCTGTTTCGCGAGCGCGTCGAGCTGCGTCGGGTCGACGAAACCGCGCACGCGCGCGAGCGCCTCGGCGATCAGCGTGCGCAGTCGATCGCCCTCACCCGCGTCAGCTCGCGCCCGCGCGTTTCGCTCGAGCAGGCGCGGCAACTCGGCGAGTAGCGGCGCGAGTGCTTCACGCACCCGGTCGACGATACGCAGTAGCTGCGTTGCATACGCGCGCTCGAGCTGACGCGGGCGCTGTTGTCTCGGGATGCGCCGACCGCGCTTGATACCGCGCGCGCGACGCGCTAGCAGTTGCTCGAGCTGCGTTGCCATGACCCTTTAGGCGGCGTACAGCACGCGCGAAACCTGCGCTTCTAGCGATTCGATGTCAAACACGTCGGCGCGCGCATCGTCTTCGCTATCACCGCCGAACGGATCGGGGTCGTCGTCGCCGTCGGGCGGTGGGTCAGGCTGCTTTGACTCGGCTTCGGCGATCGCTTGGGCTTCCTGTTTCGCCTCGAACTCCTCCATCGCGGTCCGGTTGCCGAAGTCAACGACGGTCTCGATTGAATAGGTGTCTCCACCGAAGCGCGACATCGCGACTTCTTCGGGTGCAAGCACGCCGTTGACTATGTAGATCGCGTCTGTCTCTGCCTGCGTTTTCCGCGCCTGCGTCTTATCGAGCGTTGACTCAGCGTACAGTGATCTAAACTCGATCGACCATTTGTCGGGTTCAACCCCCCGGGTCGGTCCGCTCTTAGATCGAATCAGCAGGTATAAAAGTCGCGACAATTGATCAAGCATGCCGTCGCCCGCGCGCTCGGCATCGATCGAGTCGTAAAAAAACGTGATATCGGATGCTCCGGTCGCGTTCATGCCGGCGGGTGACTGACCCATGAGCAGCGTCACCGGGATCCCGGTCGCTGCGCTCAAGCGCAACGCGAACCGGTCGAGAAGATCGGGTAGTCCCGTTACCGGTGTCTGTTTGCGTTCGAACTCTTCATTTTCCGCGTCGATTAACACGGCTCTAGCAGTCGATCGGGACATCTCGACAGCCTGCATACGCGCCTTAACAAGCTCGTCTCGGTCGAGTAAAATCATCTCCGCTAGCCCGTGCATCTTAAAAACAGGCTGTGCGAAGTCGTTCAGCAGGATCGCAGCGCCGCTCCAACCGACGTTGAAGTCGCGCAGTACGCGATACATATACGTCAGCACGCTGTCGCCCCAGCCGGCATATTGCGCGATGTCGTCCTTAGACACGCGAATTCCGGGGAAGATGATCAGGCGAGACTCGTGTATTAGCGTCGTCGGCGCTGACCCCCCGCGATGCCCGATCGGGACTACGCGCCAGACTTCTACCTCGCCGTACTTCGGGCTCAGCAGATCGTTGTAGTAGCGCCACGGCTGAAGCTCACGTGGTTCAAACAGCGTAAGATGCGTGACCTCACTAATACGATCCTCGTTTAGGGGCATCGACATGTCGACCGCGCCATCATTGGTGACGGGCCAGATCGCGGCGCCGCCATATGCGCGCTCGTACATCTTAGCTTTCTGAAAGATCGAGCACGTCTTCAGCGTCTCGAAAAGCGCGCTAAATGACTCGGCTTGTTCCTTACTGTTTTCGATCTTGACGTCGAAACCCGATCGCAACATTTCCTTGGGGATCAGCTCGATCACGCGCTTGGCTAGATCGTCTCCGCGCCACAGATCGCGAGCCTCGCGATCGGTTATCAGGTCGACGCTAAAGTACGTTGACATGCGCTTGTCGTGGGCCGTGGTGCCGAGTCCGGTCAGCGCGCTGACCCAGCTGTCGATTCGATCCTGCGGCATGCGCGCGGCATGCGCGGTCAGGCTCGGCGGTGATACCGTGCGAGACGCGCGCTCCGAACGCGGTCGACTGTCGGCGTCAACGCGCGGCTGCCCGGCGTCAACGCGCCCTAGCACGATGTCGAGCTGTGCGGATAGATCCATACGCCCCATAGGGTAGGACGTTTCACGAAAT